CAAGGACAAACACGCCGTCACAATTCTGGTGTGTATGTCACAGACATTCCTTATGATCCTGTACACTGCTGTGCTGCAATAGACTACGAATCAGCAGAAGCACGTGGTTATTTCAAACTAGATTTCTTAAACATGAGTGTGTATCAGTTGATCAAAGATCCAGATCACTATGAAACTATGCTGACAACAACTGCACCATGGCAACAACTGTGGCAGGATCGTGCATGGTCCAGTCAACTGGTGCACGTGGGCAATTATCAAGATTTGTTAGCAGAAATGAAACCAGATTCTGTGCCTAGAATGGCTGCGTTTATTTCAATTATTCGTCCAGGCAAGGCACATTTGCAGGGTATGCCGTGGGATCAAGTGTTTGACAGTGTGTGGGATGGTGATACTAGCCGGGGCTATACATTCAAAAAGGCCCATGCCCTTGGCTATGCAATGCTGGTGAGCTTACACATGAACTTGCTTAATCAAGTCGACGCACCAGCGTGATTGATTTTCTTTTTGACTTCTTGCGAGCAATGTCCAACAAACTACAGGTTGGACCATGCAATATTTCAAGATCTTTGTTGACAAAAGTGCGCAGTGTGGGTCTAAATTTGTCCCAGTCCCTGCGTAAAAAGATATTAATAGGTATACTTCTGTTGCTTTCCCACCACCAAGTTGCTGCTAATTCTAAAAATTCCAGTTTGTCTGATTGCAAACTTACTGCACCAAAGTCGTAGATAGTGGTCACTGTGTCGTCGCGATTTTGCACCACTCCCACGTATTCATTGTTGGCATAAACACATAGCGTTATAAACGGGTATTTTTCCGTCAGTTTTTCAAATATAGTATTAGCCATCAAGGTTATTTATGGTCAGGTAAATATACGAATGTATTCCACAACCGTTTATCTATATCAGCAAATCACCAAAGTACTCTTGGTGGACACCACGGGTGGATATTTCACATCGAGGTATGAACCAGTGTACGCAAAAACTTTAACAGTCAACAAAGGGGTAGACAATATACTGCTCTTTGAATTTATTAACCAGGATCAAAAGCCTGTGAACATCACTGGGTCCACGTTTCGATTCAGATTGTTAACCCAAGAAGGTGACAAGTTACTAGCAGAAAAAGACATGGAAACGCTGAGTGCCACAACAGGACGAGTCAAAGTGGTACTAACCCCGGAAGATACCAATAACATTGTGGCACAGCCTGGCAGCTACAGCATTGAACGTATTCAAGGTACATACAACCAAGCAGCATTCACTGATGCTGATGCAGGCGCCAGAGCTGACTGTGACATTGTGGATTCCATCTATCCCAAGTTCATGCCCAGTCAAGAAGTCACAATACCTAACATATCGGGCAAAAATCAAACAGTAAGCGCAGCACCTACAGGTTGGCCTGATTGGGCACTAAACCCACCACCACTCAATGGTATCAGCAGAACAGAGTTTTATTCCAGTCACATGGTCACAAACGGTGCCAGCCTAACCACAGTCAAGATGGACTTGGTTCATTACACTGGAACAGTCAAACTGCAAGCTGCACAAAACTACGAATCTGACTGGTACAATGTTACCGAAAGTAGTGAGTACTTTAACGCTTCAAAATCCGTATACTTTAATGCAGTGGGATACCATCCGTTGTTGCGCATTGCACTTAACACTTCTTTGGGTTATGGAGCAACTGCCACAGCCAACGTGGTTGATGGTGTGGTCAACAGCATCAGTATTAACAACCCTGGTAAGTCGTATGTGGCAGCACCTTATGTGCAGATCTTGGGCTTTGGGGCAGGAGCCACAGCAGAAGCCACAGTAAGTATCAATGGTGGAGTTGCATCAATCACAGTGACCAGTGGTGGATCTGGGTATGTGCCTATCCAATTTCAAGGCAGTACTTCGGCCACTGTGGTGATCACAAACGGCTTAGTTGAGAACATTCAGTACAGATAATCGTTGCATTTGCCAGCACAATCCTGTTATAATATAACAGATGATTGACATTACTAGTTACTTACCCGGCAAGCGAAAGCAGACTCCTTCAGGATGGATCAGCTTCAATGCACCTTGCTGTACTCACAACGGGCAAACTGCTGACAATCGACTGCGCGGTGGACTCAAATCAACTGAACAAAGTTGGAGCTATCACTGCTTCAACTGTGGCTACACTTCTAGTTTTATCCTTGGCCGCACACTGAGCTTTAAAGCCCGTCGGCTCTTGAGCTGGATTGGTGTCAGTGATAATGACATTGAGCACATGAACCTTGACAGCATGCGACATCGCAGCATTCATGGCATGATTGAAGATCGACAGCGCACAGCTAACACGTTGATGGGCATTGAGTTTGAAGAACGCGATTTGCCACCTTATGCCGAACTGTTGACTACTGAGCACACAGTTCATTGGGACTATGTGCGTGGTAGACATGTGCCTGACGACTTCCCCATGATGTTACGAGTACAAAAAACCAGTCACCTTCTCTGGGCCAGACGACCCCATGTGGTAATACCGTTTACATATGATAACAAAATTGTAGGGCACACCTGCAGATTTATAGATGGTAAAATGCCCAAGTTTATTAGCGATAGTCAACCGGGCTATGTGTTTAATGTAGACAGCTTGCCGGACAATTGGACACAGGTAATTGTGACCGAAGGTATATTTGATGCACTCAGCATTGGTGGTGTTGCAGTCATGCACAATGCCATCAGTGATGCACAAGCAAGACTGATTCGCAATCTTGGCAAGGAAATCACAGTAGTGCCGGATCAAGACAAAACTGGACTGGACCTAATAGAACGAGCACTAGAGCTGGGGTGGGCTGTGAGCATCCCTGACTGGGGAGAAGACTGCAAAGATGTTAACGATGCAGTGATCAAATACGGGCGCTTAACGACTCTGATAATTATCATGCAGTCCAGAGAGACTAGTAAAATTAAAATAGAACTAAGGAAACGACAACTTGCTAAAAGACTATACAACTGATGTACAACGACTGTTCTTGGAAATGATGTTGCAAGACGCTACTTCATATGTACGTGTACAGAACATTTTTAATCCTGAGAACTTCGATCGTAGTCTACGTCCTGCTGCTGAATTTATTCGCGAGCACTCGGACAAGTACAAGACCATGCCCGAGCTTACACAGATTTCGGCCACCACCGGAATCAGGCTACAAGCAGTTCCGGATCTAAATGAAGGACACTTTGACTGGTTTATGGCTGAGTTTGAATCGTTTACTCGACGCCAAGAACTGGAACGTGCTATCTTGAAGTCAGCTGACTTGCTGGAAAAAGGTGAATACGATCCAGTGGAAAAGCTGATCAAGGATGCTGTACAGATATCACTGACCAAGGACTTGGGCACAGACTTCTGGGCTGATCCAGAAGGCATGTTCAGCAAGTACTTTGACACTGGCGGACAAGTAAGCACAGGCTGGCCACAAATGGATCGACTGTTGTATGGCGGATTTAGTCGTGGCGAACTCAACATCTTTGCAGGAGGTTCCGGATCCGGTAAGTCGCTGGTGATGATGAACATTGCGTTGAACTGGATACAGCAAGGCTTGCATGGTGTGTACATCACACTGGAATTGAGTGAAGAACTAACAGGCTTGCGTACTGCTGCTATGTTAACAGACATGAGTACCAAGGACATTCGTCGTGAGAAAGAAAATGCAGCACTCAAGATCAAAATGGTAGGACGCAAAAGCGGCAGTTACCAGGTCAAAGCACTGCCGGCACAGAGCAACATCAATGACGTTCGTGCATTCTTGAAAGAATATCAGATCAAGACAGGACACAAAGTGGACTTTATTATGGTAGACTACTTGGATCTGCTGATGCCAGTTAGTGCCAAAGTTAGTCCCAATGATCTGTTTGTAAAAGACAAGTATGTGTCAGAAGAACTACGTAACTTAGCTAAAGAATTAAGTGTGCTGCTGGTAACAGCAAGTCAGCTGAACAGATCAGCTGTGGAAGAAATTGAATTTGATCACAGCCACATTTCAGGTGGTATCAGTAAGATCAACACAGCTGACAATGTGTTTGGTATCTTTACAAGTCGTGCAATGAAAGAACGCGGCAAGTATCAGATACAGTGTATGAAGTCTCGTAGCTCGACCGGCGTTGGTCAAAAAATTGATTTGGAGTACAACATTGAAACTATGCGCATTACTGATGAAGGCGGAGACGAAGGCGGATACCACCGTCCGCAGAGCTCTATCATGGAATCAATCAAAGCAAAAAGCAAAGTTACTGATGGTGAATCAGACTTTGGCAGTAATAAAAC